CCGACAGCTGGATTTATATCTGTGTTAATTATTTGAACAACTCGGCCTGCTCCTAAGCTTTCACCTGCTGAGAACCTAGGTGTGTTAGGTCCAGCAGAAGCTGAAGTAGTATTGACATATCTAATGTAATATGTTACAGGATCACCGGCCTCGGCGTCAAGTCTTTCTAAAACTTCTGCCTTTAAACCTGAAGTTGCACCTGTAATAATCTCTCCTACAGTTGCGCCTGTACCAGTTGATGTAGGATCTAGCTTTACAAATTCATAGGCAGTATCGATGTTCAAACCGCCAGGTTTTACAACAGCACCTTCTTTAAATATGTTATTACCAAAGCGTTCGACTTGCTTTTGGATAATAGTTTGCATCTGTGTAAGTTCACGTGCTTGAAGAGCTCGTCCACTATTAAACAGTATGCGATAATAACCATCACTATCTGCAAAATCGTCCTTATACTTTGTATCAAATAAGGTATCTGTATATACTGTTGCCATCTTCTATTCCTTAGAATTGTAGAATAATTTTTATATCTTCAGCTTGCGCTGCGGTTCTTTCAACTGGTGATCTATTATCAATGTATAGAATATCACCAGTTCTTCTATCAACTTCTGATTGAATTAATGCTGAGTCAATAATACCTTGTCCTGGTCCTGTAGTTTCTTCGATAATCTCTCCATCTTGAAATGCTGTAAATCCAGTTTCATCATCTTGGTGGAAATATATTTTATCAGAATCTATATCATCAATATACGCTTGTGCAAACGTTGTTTGACCTTCAATAATTTTATCTCTTGTAAATCCATTTAGTGTATTAGACAATCTCATAAAATCTAAGCAGCTAGCTGTATTAGCAATAACCTTTGCGCCTTGTCTATTTAGTGGATCTTTAAATAGTGTTACCTGTCTGAAATCTTGACCAAGTAAGAAGTCACTGTCATTACCTTCAAGTAATGAATGGAACATAACAGCTGAGGTTTTTAAATCTACTCTTGGATCTGCACCTACACCAGAATCGCTAAATGGCAGGATTGCTCGAGCTTTAGCGCCTGTTCCACCACCGCCAGATATTGTAACAAATGCTATAGTGTACCCATTACCGTGTGCTAATGGAGCTGTAGTGCCTGGTCCGCTCGGATGAGCACTGTCTTTTATTCGAAGACGTGAAACTACACCTGCACCAGAATCAATGTCGGCTACAACTTTTGCATCAACACCATTACCTGTAATTGTAACTGTTGGTATACTTGTATAACCTGTGCCACCATCTTCTAGAGCAACGCTTAAAACCTGTCCTGGTATCGCACTATCCTGTACTGCTTTTTGTTTTAACTCAATGCCAGTAGAGTTAGAATCAACATTAAATTGTTTTTGTACAGGTATAAAATTTGATGATTGGAATTGCTCTTGCCGTGATCCACTTATGGTATACATAAACTTCCATACGTAACCGTCGGCAGTTCTGAAAGAACTATGATTAGCACCTGTCGGTTCTACTGTAGAAGGTTGAGCAACACCTAGTCTGTTACGGCCAGTTTCTAAACAGACATATACTTGGTTGTTATCATTCTTTACGTAGTAAGGCTGTGCAGGATAACCTGCTACTGTATCATCATATGGAGAATAGATCCTACCATTTGACCAATTGTTACGAGGAACAACAAGAGATGTAGACTTAACCTTTTTAATAGACTGCAAGGCATTTCTTAATTTAGAAACTTCCTGAGGACTGTTAATAGGAATAGGAACTGTTTCGTTCGAATCCCATGGTTGTGACCTACCAATACCCACATAATAATTGTGAGTCTGTTGTTCAAACCGCTCGAAGAAATCTCGAGCAATCTGTTGTCTTAAGGTATCTGTAATAGTTGCTGGCATTGTTTATATCCTATTAAGTACTAATTGCACCGCCGAGAGCGATTCGTTTATAAAAACCGGCTGCACTGTCGAAAATTGCTAGACATGGACTACCTGAATCTCCGTCGGTTGTAAATATCATTTTACCGTGTGACCCTGTCGGTGCAGTAGCTACTGAATAATTTCTTAAATCTAATTCTACAGCTTTACTTTGCACATAATCAGAATCAATTGTATCTGGAATATTATGTTTTAAAGCTACTGTACCACTGCTATCTGGCAAGTTGATTGTTCTGTCAGTTGTTGGATCAATGACTGATAAAGTTGTTTCATGAGAATCGGCAGTGGCACCTTCCCATACAACTGAACTAGTCGCTAATGATACGCCTAGGTTAACGGATGAGTCTGTACCAACGATAGTTTCAATATCTTGTACAGCATTATACAGTTCTTCAAAATTATCATTTATCTTTCCAGCACCGGTATATAGATCATCACCGGTTCCGTCATTACCTGTTGCGCCTCTGTTTATAATCTGTCTTGCCATTTTTAATTCCTAAAATGTTTAACATTATTTATAATAGTTACACTACTGTCTGAAGTAGGATCTAGCATCAAATGTGTCATTTGTTGATGAAAATTTAACAGACGAAAGTGGAACATTATTTGAAGTTGTACCAGCTGAATCTGTCTTATCGTCAAATGATACCCAGTATCCACCCATTTCGTACATACTGCTATAGTACCCTTCGAGCTCAGCAATAGTCATATTCTGAAACTTCTTAATTGTTCTAGATAAATTATATCTATCACGTAGATAAAAACGTTCTCTATCGCCTCCGACATAACCATCTACAACAAAACCTCTATTCATGTATAGCATTGCTTCATTATTAATTTGATCTGAGTCTTGTCCGTCCAGACCATCAAATGCAGCTCGATAACCACTTATTGTTTTCGCAATACCAGCATCTGGTGTAATACGGAATCCTCTTAAAGCGCCTACCACTTCTCCTTCCGGATCATATACTAATGCTGCACTACCAAACACATTAATGTTTGGATTGATAAACGGAATAGATGCTACTGTGGTAATAGGAACCCGAGGTTCTGCTTCTAAAACAACATTTGCACCTAAGTAAAATCCAGATGGATGTACATATTTTCTATATAAAGCTTCCCATATAACTAAAGGAATAGGTCCTTTAATTAGTGTAGAGAAAACTTGAAATAGTCGTCCGTCTTGTATTTTCTTAGCATCTTCAGTACCAACTCTAGATTGACCTACAATAAACAGGCTGTCCTTAGGATGAAAGATCTCAATCTCTTCATTAAAGAACGCTCTAAAAAATCCATGAATAGAATATTCAGAACCTTTAACTCTAAAGAAATTACCAAAGTTTCGAATAACTTCTCTTGGTGTAACGAACTGGCCTTGTGAAATACCTAAACCAATTTCATCAAATAGTAAATCTAAATATTCTAACTTAGCATCTTCAATATCTCTTAACGTTTGCAGCTCTTCAATAACACCGCCAAAATTATCTGCAGAATCTAAATGCTCATAATAAGCATCTAGAAAAGTTATTAAATTAGGATAGTCTTGTCTAAAATGTTCTGGTAATATTTCATCAACCAGAGTCTTATTTAGATTAGTTGCATGTCTGCCAAAATCTCTAAGTGTTTGTGCGAATGCTGCCATGAATTTATACCGTTGATGTAGTGTCTTGTCTATCTACGCTTGCTGTTGCAAATGATAAGCTTGGATCGATTTTTATTACATAATTGCGTAATGGTTTAATTATACTTTCATTCAATGGTACGACTGATACCTTAATAAAATCTTCACCGCCTATAAATGCTTCAGGTGTAAATCCTACTATCTTAACTAAACCAGTACTTGGAAAGTATTCGCCGACATTATCTAAAAGAACGTTGCCATCAATGTCTGTTACCTGTAACCTAGTAGAGTTAAGTTTATTTCTTATAACTGCGATGGTTCCTTCAAATTCAAATGTCTGTGATTGTACCATATATCGATAAGGATCAGGTGCAGCTATATCCATAGGATATTGTAGTTCAAATGTTCTCTTATCACCTATTGTTGGACTAAATCTTAACTGTGCTTTTACATCACACTTACTTGAAAGTATAGCCTGATCAATAGCATCAATTTCAGTTAACATATTACTACGTCTAAATATTTTACCAAACTTATTTAGATTCCTTGAGAAATATGAATTTAAAAATCTATACACTGAGCTTTCAGTAGCAGATAAACTGATACCTGTAAGTGAAGGATCAAATTGGAAAGATAGTGTAAGTTCTAAGAATAGTTCTGTAGGATCTGTAAATTTTGTAGTAATTGAAACGACTGATAAGTTATCAGTAAACTGACCAATGATTCCTGCTTTAATTTGATCTTGTACAGTCTGCGATGTATTATCTGCAAAGTTTAATGAAACATATACAGCACCATAATCACGTGGAACGTTCTGATCTCCAGACCAGACGTTACAATCTGTTACATCTGTAAAGTTACTTAATATCATTCCTTTATAATCTAGCGATGTAACTAATCGATTTTGCGATGCATATGCGATTGGTGCAAGTTGTTTGATGCTTTCGATTGTTTGCTTATCCGCACCACCTGTTGATTCGGTTTGAGTTGTAACAACAACTGGATAGTCCAAGCCAAGATGATTAAAGTCATTATTAGAAGTAAATACAGTTCCATTGTCTGCTAGTGGTCCTTTGCTTGAAAGATAAGTAACAGTTACTTTATTACCAGGATCTGGTTTCTTACCAAAGGATACACCGTCACCAAAGTTTAATTCATAAGTTCCATTAGGCGCTTCGCGAATTGAGTATACTCTTGTATCTTTATCAATTGTCACAGCTGACCTCAGTGGAATGTATGCCTGAAAATTACTAGATGTAGCGGTGTCGAATACATTTACTTTTGCTGTAGCTGTATCAATTGTTTCATCTGGTATTACGAAGATTTGTCTTTCATTCTGTTCACCAACAAAAAATGTCTTGGTTTTTTCTACACCTTCAAACACTGGTATGTTAGGAGAATCTTCTGATGTTTTAAATGTATAGTTTCCAGTTCCATCATCTCTTGCAAAATAAGATTCTAATGTTCTAAATGTATATGACACACCGTCAATTGAAGATGTAAATGTCCAACCAGCTGGTAACTGTATCTGTGGTCGCCGACCTACAACTCCTGCCATATTGACATTAAGATTTAAAACTGCTTTTGACGTAGTGATTGATCTAACTTCATATCCTAACGTTTCAGCATGAGATACGATAGATGCTCTTAATTGTGCAGTAGGTAAAAAGGATTCGTTAATTGCAAAGTTTGCAGTTAATCCATTTAAGTGAGTATTGTATGCCAAAACATCTAAAACATTATTAAGACCTGAAGCATCAAAGTCATAATCAGAAAACTCATCCTGCTGTTTAAAGAAATTTTTTAATGATTCTTTGATATTGTTAAAATCAAGATCAGACGATTTAATAACTGTTGCAGCCATTTATCTAAGCCTCGCTAATGATACATCAACTACTACAATTTCTTTTGTGTTTACAACTTGAAATTCTACTGATGCGTCTATTGAATTAAAATCTGGTTGTAGCTGAACACTAACTCTTAATAGGTGAGCTCTTGGTTCATATGTTTGTAT